GACCTCTGCCACCATGGACAGATTAGTACCTATCATGCCAGCTAACTCAGATACAAACCAGAGAACATCTCCTAGTTCTTTCTGCATCTTCATGTTAGGTACAGTACCCCTGTCTCCTCTGATCCACTTGGATACAATGCTGGCTACTTCACCTGCCTCTGAGGCTAAACCAGTTGCAAGATACTCAAAGGCTTTCTCTTTAGGATATACAGCGGTGAGGTGAGCCTTACGTTGATATTCATTCATGTTCATTCCATATGTACTCCGAAGTCATCTGTAAATCCTGAGTCCTTGAACTCTTTCATAAGTATAGGATCAAGGTGAGTAAGAATAATAGCACAGGCTTCCATCACTCTACCTGAAGTAGTATCTTTTCTGATCTGTTTCAGAACAGCAGCGGTAACTTTCTCTGCCATTTCCTCACTCATCTTAATTGTGTATGTCATATACCCTATACTCCAATGTCTACTATCTCACATACTCCACCAGCACAGGCAAGTTCTTGTGATCCAGTAGTGGTGTCTCCTTTTTCATATTCTTGTAGTTCATACCAGTCTATAGCAGGTGGCATCTTCTCTGTCAAGTCTTTAAAAGCTTCCCTGTCTATGTCTTGGTAAGGGGCTTGCTTATAAGAATGATCAGAGAACGGAAGGAAAGATATACCAGAGAGAGAATCAAAGTGTTCCCAGCACCATGCTCCTACCTCTAGCCATTCATTCTCCTTGACAGAGATAGTGACAGAAGGTTTATGTTCACAATAGTTGTCTGCAATCTTGAGCCAGAGTTCCAGTTGTGCCAATGCTCCCATGTCATACCTAGTAACTGCTCCCTTGGGACTCTTCATAGGAAAAGAGAACACAGTTACATTATCAGGCGCTGTGAAGTCAGGCTCTGAGGGTACACCTTTGTCTTTCAAGAACATGGTCAGGGGATCTTTGTTATCTCCTCTAACAGTTCTAATATAGTGAGGGTGATGTCTTGCATGAATACCAGAGGCAGCGTCTACAAGTTGAGACACAGTGCCAGAAGGTTTAACACAGGTGACAGCGGTGCTTTGGTTGATACCCAGCTTCTCTGCCATCCTCTTGTTAGTCTTAATAGCTACATCTCTCAGCTGTTGAAGAGCCTCGGGAGAAGCNTCNTACACAGCAGGGCAGTCCATGATACCTGTCAGAGATACACCCAGTAGTCTCTCCTCTTCTGTAGTATCCTTCCAACGCTTACGTAGATATCCAAAGTCTGTCAGTGTAGATTGAAACGTACCTAGTATGGTAGCCAGTTTGATCTTATTTTTTAGAGTCTCCAGGGTATCGTCTGCCCTACAGATAACCTCTGACAAGTTGCAGAACTGATAAGGTCTCAGAATAATTTCACAGCAAGGGTTGGTGCCAAACTCTATGTTACCGTCACGCCTACCGTTGGAAGCTGCCTTCACCTGTGCAGAGGCACGGTTAAAGATACCTCGCTCACCACTCTTGCTCTCATAGAGGGAGAGCCACTCCTTCATAAAGATACCCATGTCAGGACGTTCTGTGTAGCAGACAGAGTTATTGGAGAGGGCGCGCTGTTGATTGTCTACCCACCAGTCGCCTGACTTAGCCATACGCATACGCTCATCAGTGAGGTTAGAGAGTGAGATCAAGGCAGACCTTCTGACTCCACCTACCACAACTACTTGACCTACCTTACACATGATATCATGGCACTCAATAGAGGTGAGCTTACGCCCCTTGGCTTTTTTAAACGTCTGTATGGTGAAGTCAAACAGTTCTTCCAGTGGAGCAGGACCAGATGCTCTACCACCAAAGACCTTGAGCCTTGCACCAGCAGGACGCAGCTTACTGGTGTCTATCTTGGGTACACGGTTAGTATACAGGAGAGAAATAAGATCACGTAGTCCTCTAGCCCAACCCTCTTTAGAGTCAGCAACAGAAATAACATCATCACTGTTCTCAAAGTATTGATCAGGTACAGTAGGAAGACTGTTGATATACTGACGCTCAACAGAGAAGCCTACACCTGTACCATTCATAAGAATATATAGGCACTCATCAAAAGAACGAGGAGAATCTACAGGCAAGTAAGAGCAGTTGTAACCTGATACATGTTCACGCTCCAATGCAGGACCAGCAGTCATCAATGCTCTCATAGAACCTAGTACCTCTAGGTTTAGCATCCCTCTCCGAATGTCAGCTAACTCTGTACCAAAGAGAGAGTAAGAATAGTTCTCCTTCAGGTGGTTCACCATAAAGGAAAGATACCTGTCAATGGTTTCTTCCCATGTCTCTCGCCTACCTTCTTCTTCTAGCCATCTAGAGTACCGTGACATGTGTATGAAAGATTGATAGTTTGTAGGTAGTGTTACTTGATTATTAATCATTCGTTGACTCCTGTGATAGGAGGATACCATCTTCCTCTGTTAAATCATAATGATACTGTAGAATAAGATCAGCATAATGCTTTACCTTATAAATATCCATAGCTCCTTCACCTTTAGCACGATGACGGGTAATATATTTTACTATATTTCCTTCTAGAAATCCAAGATCATTTGCATGTATATATTCTACAGGTTGTATCTTACAATCTTTATAATGAGTACCGCCTACTTGATAACTGCTTGCTGCTGGTGACATCTATATATTCCTTATTACTCAGTTCCAAAGAATGAATTAATTTTTTTTCTTACTTCTTTAACGTCTTCGTAGTTTAAAATTTCTTTAGTAATAGTACGCATTACATTAGGTGTAACCCCTGCTTCATCACATATCATTTCAAAATTATCACATGTTACTCCTGATGAAGCAAAGAACCAAGCTTTAGCTGCTTGCCTATCTACTTTTATTCTACTGTTTTCCCTTAGTAACTCAGGTTTAGTAGCATCTAATAAGGCTCTTAGTATGACACCCATGAATAAGGAATGGCTTTTGTTATAAGTAACAGGTGACCTCATAGATTTATTATCTATAAAATCATCTAGTAATTTTCTATAATGTTTCTTCATAACTCTCCACAGGTCTAAAAAATTTACCTCCTACGTAGTTGTTATAGAAGGCGGGTTCATCTGTACCTTCTAACACAGAAGACAGTACATTATGTTTCATTTGATAATAGCATTCGTAATATTTTAAACTTCTTTTATTTTTATATTCTCCTACGATCTCAAATTTAAAATTTCTTTTTCCTACTTTTTTAATATCTTCTGTCAAATGTTTGGACGACCCCATATAAACTTTCCAATTAGATTGTTTAAGTTTTTTTCCTTTCTTGTAACTCCAGTATTGTTTACATCCTATGTAAGCCTTACCTGTTTTTTTATTAGTAATGAAGTATACAAATCCAAACTTATTTTCTATGTCTATTTTTTTAAAGTATTTCCAATGCATCTCTAATTAATAATCTCTTCTACATTCGGAGTCTTATTAACCTTCGTAAGAAATCTAGGATACGTCGCATAATCAAACACACGTAATCCTTTACCGTTATTAGCATCAGACCAACAGTCAAACTTATAAGAGCAATAGACGCAACCAATAGCCAGCTTAAAGTTACCAGACTTACCGTCAGGTATATCATCATAGCATTTACTTGGTGGAGTTTTTTTACTAACCACTTCTTTAATGTACTGTACACGTTCTGAAGCATTAATCATTTCCATTTCATGAACTTTTGATAAACAAATTTCTCCAGACTGTTTGTTGATAGCAAGGAAAGCAGCTTCTGATAAACCATTAGCTTCAGCATAAGAAGATATCTGAGCGATGTATCCAAAAGGATCGTCTGTAGATACGCAATTGTTCTTAAACTTATCGAACCCTCTGCCCGATGCTGACTTACAATCAACTAGCACACCATCTATAACAGCATCCTGGTGTCCCTTTACACCTTCAATCTTAACTTCCTTTTGTTCGTCTGATACNGTATGTCCTGCCAAGGATGATAGAGATAGTAAAAGTTCTTCTAGTATATAACCATATAGGAAGCGAACCTTATCACTAGCTTTTAAATCTATTACTTCTTTAACTGTAGAGTGCGGAGAAGAACTATACCACTGCTGCCTATCTGGTTTACCTATAGCTGATAGTCTAAGAGAACTTCTTTTTCTTTCGTCTTCGTATATAAATTTCTTTAGGTGAACTTTTAAAGAATCTCCAAACTTATTTATGATAACATCTGCTTCTTCTTCTTTCATATCAGGTAGAGAGCTTTCAAATAAAGAATATATATCTGATACCAGCGTGTCTATTTTTTTCATATAAATAGGGGGCTTCAGCATAACCAAAGCCCCCTCTCCCTAATTGTTAGGATGAAACAGGAATCAATTCGTCATCTGTAAAGGAAGAGAATCCTTCTTCAACCACCTCAAAGGAGTCTAGCCCATCTCCACCATAAGGAACCAAGTCTACTACTTGGACAGCTTCCAAAGATGCTGAACGGCCTTGGCGTTTCTGATACGTCCAATCATATGGACGATAGAGTACATTAACAATAGAGCCATTACCTACAAGAGTATTAATTAGAGGACGCTTCTGAGCATCCAAAACAGATGGCGATGAGTTAGTTTGTCGCGTCTTAGCATTCATAACCTTTCGTTTAAAAGTAATAAAACTACCACGGTCATCATCTTTATTATGGATGCGGTCCTCCAACCCATCCGCTACCAGAAGATTCATAGCCTCTTCACTCAGATTACCTACATCAATCTTCCATTCCCCATCTTCGTTATACGTAGTATTAGGAGTAACGATTGATGCCCAGTAAGCTGTTCCATTTACAACGCCCATATTAATTCTCCTTAAAGTTTACAGAATATTACTGTGTTAATTCATACGAATTATACATGACATGTATTTAAGAGTCAATAGTTATTTACTGATAATAATATTTCCTTCTAAATAATTTAAGTCATCCATACGAATCCTAGTAATTAAATCCTTTCGTCCTTTACGTTGATACCCTTTGTACTCAGCACTATAGGCTTTGTCTACTATAGTTTCTAGGTCAACTTTCTCATCACAATACTCTATTAGCTTTTGTCGATTGACCAATAGAAAATCATCCTCTCTTTCAAAGCCAATGAAATCAGCCTCGCCATACAACCATCCAGGATTACCACGTACATTTTTAAATTCAATCCAAGTCCAGTCATCATTAAAAGAAGAGTCAGACCTATTAGTTTTCTTCCTAGCTTTAACGTCAACACCAAATTTAAAATGATCTTGTCCCAAAAAGAAATCAATATGCTTAAACATATTTTCTTCTCGGGTTGCCTTACTTACTATATAATTTTCTTTATTAGCTGCTTTCTCAAAGTCGCTCTCGCTTTGTTGTCCTACTTTAAAACTCTCATCTTTTCTTAGTGTGTTTGTAACCATGTGGTTCCTATTTTATGTTCACTGTCTAAGGGACAGTTTAGGTTTAAAGTTTTAGTAGTTTTTTTCATAGCGTATTTAGTAATCTCTGTAAATCTTTTTACGTCAGAGTTCTTTACTTCAAATTGATACTCATCATGAATACTCCCTACTAATTTAACATCCAGTCCTACCATGTATACTTCTGACATTATATGCACAAGCCATTGCTTACATATGATAGCTCCTGCTCCTTGAAGTAAAGTATTTAAAGCACTAAAACTATTTCTAATATAAAGAAGCCTACCATCAAGACCTTTTATTACACCACTCTCAGCAGCTTCAGTGACTTGGTTACGCAGGTTTTTAAAACGAGGCATGTTGTTGAGGAATCTATTTATAAGAACCTGTCCTTCCTTAGAAGACCCACCAACTATACTACCTATCTTAGCTGGACCTGCACCATAACATAATGCATAGATAAATGTCTTTGCTTGAGACCTATCATTTAATCCAGCCATCTTCATATTAGCAGTATGTATATCACCATTAATAACTTCCTCAATAAAGTTACTGTCCTTCATGTAAGAAGCTAACACACGTAGCTCTAGTCCTGAAGCATCAGTACCTACTAACTTATGGGTGTGGGGATTACTAACAGTCCAAAGCTCACGACACTCAGTACCATAGGGAGAGTAAGAGGCTGGCACTTGAGCCATATTAGGGCTGTTGTGTGCCATTCTTCCTGTGATTGTTTTAAGTGTCATTACTTTTCCATGAACTCTGCCTTCATCCCCACACTTTTCTATCCAAGATCGAATCTGGGCTATACGCTTTTGCAAAAGCAAATAGCGACTGAACATTCTAGCCTCGTCCATGTCAATCTTGGAGAGAACATCGTCGTTGACTATAATATTTCCCTTCTCTGTATATGTCTCAGGCTTCCATCCTTTCTCTTGTAAGACAGCAGCTATTTGCTGACGAGAACCTATATTAAAAGGAATATATTTTGTTTTCGTTTTTAACTCTACCTTGGTAGGAGGAACCATTTCTTGTGCTTCATCACTAAGGTTATTAGCTTCGTCTTCTAGTGTAGCTAAAAGCGTTTGTCCTTTACGCATGTCGAAAGCAAACCCATTACGTTCTTGCTGATCGATTATAGCACGTACTTTATATTCAAGCAACTTAGATTTAGTAGAAAACTTCTTACCTTCTTCTAATAAAACACTGTACATTTTAGATGTAATGTTCACGTCTTGTTTACAGTATTCTAACATTGCTGGAGTGTAGTGTTCAAAGCTATCAACATCTCCTTTAGGCATCTTTAATCTTTCGCCCCATGCTTTAAGAGAATGCCCATCACTTCTAATAGGATTATAAAGCTGAGACATTATCAGTGTGTCTTCTATCTTACTTAGTTTAATCTTCATACCCAGTAGTTTGTTTAACCAATAAGCATCAAAATTAATACCGTTATGCATAACAAGTTGATCGTATTTATCTGACCAAGGTATAAAGTTTTTACATTCTTCTCCTTGCCAAGAAGATACTTCATTAGTTTGTATATCTTTGGCCACAATACAATGTAACTTAGTAGCATCTAAGCTATCCGTTTCTATATCTACTATACATTTATTCATCTTCCACCACTTCAAAAGGATTATCAACTTGGGTTAATCTTCCAGTATCTTTATCATAGAAGAGATAACTAGCCACCCCTGTATCCCCAGTGTACCTATTTTTAAGTACACGTAGTACAGTTGTGTTAGCTTCTGTCTCATCACCTGCTTGCTGATTTCTCTCCAATCCAATAACTGAATCGCTGAGGTGAGCGATGCTGGCACTCCCTCTGAGATGAGACAAAGTAATTTCTTTCCCATTTTCGTGTCCATTATCACCTGAAGGTCTACGTAGATGAGATACCAAGAGTAATCCACACCCTGTTTCTTCTACAAGACTACGAAGCTTAGTCATAAGAACGTCAATAGACTTACGTTCATCACCAAAATCTTCTTGACCTGATACAAGGATGGACAAGTGATCCAAGATTATCCACTTACATTCCAAAGCCTTAGTCATGTATCGGATGCGGCTAAGAATTTCATCATTACTTATAGAACCAAAGTGATCAAAGGCAAAGAACCTTCCAGTCCCTACAGTATTTTTCTGAAACTTTTCTAAATCCTTACGAGAATACTGATCACGAACTTCTTTAATATACAATCGAGCATCAGCTTCCACTGACATAATGTTAAAGGCTGTGTTCCGAATGCTTTCTTCCATAGCTAAGATACCAATGTTATGCTTAGTACTTTTAAGTAAGTGATGCATTAGCTCTCGCATGACACTAGACTTACCCATGCCAGCGCCACTAGTAAAGGTAACAAGTTCTCCAGTACGCATACCATATGTCTTATCATTGAGACCTTGCCAAGGATACAAGCACGTCTCGAAGAACGATTCATCATAGAGAGAATCTTGTAAAGAATCTAGATTAATAATACCTGCTGGTGTGAAGGGCTTGGCATTCCACCATTCTTCTGTAAACTTCTGTCGCTTATTCATCTTGAGATATTCATTAGCATCCTTGTATTCAAGATGAATAACCTTACATTTATTAGGCTCAAAGAGTTGTGCTACTTTAGCCGCTGCCTCTATACCAGGAGCATCTGAATCAAAACACAGCACCACATTATCAAAGCTGTTAAGATACTCAAAGGATCGTTTACAATCTTGCAAGGCAGCTTGAGCGCCTGACTTAATAGAAACACATGGCCACTTTGATCCGAGTAATTCATAAGCAGACATAGCATCTAACTCACCCTCACAGATGGTAACATACTTACCACGAGGAGTGAAAACATTTTGACCAAACAAACAGGCGCTTTGTATATCACCTTCTGACCAATACTTTTTACCTTCTACTTGTTTAACTTTATTACCTGTAAACTCTCCCTTAGTATTAAAGTATTGATAGATGTGATGTGTGATAGTGTTACCATTAGCTTTTACAAACGTATTATATTTCTTACAAGTCTCTACTTTAATCTTACGATCATCAATACCTCGTTGCTCTCCTACAGTAAAGCCTTCTTTTATATTCTGCATAGGTACAACCACTTGGTCAGTCCTTTCTTTGAAGTGTGTGTTACAAGCAAAGCAATGAGAGTATCCTTCTGAATGAGTCACGTTAGCATCACTTGATCCACACTCAGGACACTCACCTCTATCTAACCACTTACCATTCATAATTATTTCCTAATAACAGACTTGCCAAAATAAGATATAAGTATTTTTCTAGTATGTGTCTCTGTAAAAATACAATCATAAGGATATATCCATATAATTTTATTAGAGTCGAACACACTTAATAATGCTCCTTTGTTTTTAAGAAATTTAAAATATACAGTGTAGTTCAATGACTTACAAAGTATTATTTTATTTATTACATCTTCAATCAAAATCTTCAAGAGCCTTTGCATATAAATTTTCTGCGAACTCTATCTTGTCACTCATTATTTCTTTGGTCTCTTGTCTTGCTAACTTTTTAGATTCTTTTACATCATAACCTTCTTGCTTATACTGTCGAGTAAGAGAACGAAACACTTGGCGTTCTTCTTTATCCCATAGATTCTTAGTCATCGTCCGTTCCTTTATCATTATCATTACTAGATAAGTCAGGGAAATAATCTTTTACAAATTCTATTATCTCTGACTGTTCGTGAGGATCGTAACCTTGCTCAGTCATAAAACAAAACAATGTAAACACACAGTCTTCCCATTCTTCAGTCGATACTTCTATATAAACTTTATGTTTATCTTCTATTGCTTTTTTAATAGCAGTAAAATCAAAAATTTTACATATAGTTTTGTCAGTCATTTAATTTTAATTTCATTTGATTCTCATCTTCTATTTCAGCCCAAGTAGTTTTATCAGATAGATGTTTAATTCTTATGTGTGCTTTATTTAATTGTTCTTGTAAGTCTCTAACATTCTTATGTAATATTACATTCTCTCTAGTTAAATCTTCTTCATGACCCATAATATATTCTCCATTGTATACTATATTTTTTATACGTCCCATGCTTACCTCTTTTAAATGGATAGTATCATGCTATTCTTGGTTAGTCAATATAAAAAACATGCGTACCTATTTGTTCCAATCTTTCCATGTAGTTAGCCCATCTAGGATAGACATAACTAGCATGGTAATGAGTTGAACCCAGTGTAGAATTTAACGTCACTCCTTTTAAAGCTAGTGAGGCTACATGATAGGCTGTGTCCAGGGCTTTTTTATTAATACTCATCCATTCTTTTTTACCATCACAGTAATAACTAAAGGCACATTTATTTTTAATAATGTTTCCTTTCCAGTATAGTCCTGCATGTACAACTTTACATATTGTATTTGGAAACTTTGCAAGATGAGCACGTTCAACTATTACATTAGCTACTGCTAACTGTCCTATAAAAGATTCAGATCGAGCCTCATGATAGACTGCTTCTACTAAACAATTTAGTTCTGTATCTTCTTCAGCATAAGCTATAGAAGAAAAGAAAATCATACCTAATATTATAATGAATTTTATACACGCCATGCTCCCATCTCCAGTCCTATTCGTTCTTTTTGTAAAGCTTTTAAGTCATTGATTATATTGTTTAAATCAATAACACTTTTATTTTTTAACTTATTTATATACTCTCGTTCTCCTAGTGTTTTATTAACAATAGAATTTTCATTAACAATACTTAGTGTAGTAGATAAGTCTTGTAAAGAATGAACTAAATTTGTAAGAGTCATCTTGTTCTCCTATATAAGACGTATTAAATATTCAAATAACATAGCTAACAAGTCTGACATAATTTTCTCCTTAGTGCAATCTCCAAATATGGATATCATTTTCTTCTTGTTCTTCAGGATCAATATCCCATAGTAATTCTAGTAATTTATATGCATCTTCTTTGGAAGAGAACACTTCAACCTTATTGCCTACAGCATTAGGCATGACATGTAGATTTTCTAATATAGGTTCACCTTCAATCTGTACTATGATAAACATCATTAGACCTACATTTATTTCTGTTCTCTTCTTTCTTTTTATTAGGCACAACTTGATGCTTCCTTCGTTGTTCCCAGTAAGGATCACGAAAGTTTAAACGCTCGACACGTCGTCGCTTATTAGTTAAATACTCTAACGGAATCGATGTACTGATTGTATTCATGTTCCCATTCCTCTAATTCTTTATTTAATATTTGATTACAATCCCTTACAGATACATCAGTAATAGATGTTGCGTCACTATGCCGCAGTATAACTGTGTCTAAAGCCTCACCACATAGTGTATCAGCAGATAAATTTATCTGAACATGGTCATGAAACTTATATTTATACATCATACTTCTCCTTTCTGTAGATAGTATATCATATAATTATATAGAATGCAATCGTCTATGAAAAGCAGATAGCTGCTTCTTGTACTTCATGATCTTCATAGTCAGTGATGAAAGAAATCATTAAAGAATTAACAATCTCTCTGTACTCTGGCTGAGAATACTTATCAATATTTATTTCCTTGATAAGGTCTACCATTCTAAGCGTATCGGATAAAGGTATTTCTGTTTTCCACATAGTGACTGCTCCTAATGTTGTGATAAGTGTACAATCTGTTGACGCTGCATAGTAAGTTGACTGAAGCAGCCAGCCTTACAAGTATCGCAATGTCCTTTCAATTTCTTATGTGTCTTGGGACATAGAAATACTTTCTTCTTGGTGGCTGGACTATGTGTCAAGGTATCATCTCCATAGTACATGATGTTCCAGCCATCATCTTCCAGCATCTTCCATTCTTCTGTAGTATTAGATGGATCAACACTTGCATTGATAGCAATGTTCTTGATAGGAAATAGAAAGATTTCTATCAAAGTCTTGAGATGAGGACGACGCCATGCTCTAGTAGGCACCCACCAAAGCGTATCAGGATTATCCTCTACCATTTCCTTAACCTTGAATACATCTGCCATGTTAGCAAAGGCTTCACCTCTAGTCTTTAGACGTACTCGCTTGGTTTGCTTACGTTTACGTTGAAGAAAAGGTTTGACAGAAAAAGGATCAAGGTTCTGCCAGATACCTTCTATCCTATCATCTCTGTCATGCATCTTGGGATAGAGTTTATATAACTTATTATTGAAACAAGTAGCAGCACAGAACTCTGTCTTGTGTACGCATGATCCTCGATGGTTTAAGGTATCATTGATGGGTCGATCAGTGGCGAACTGTCCTATGTCCTCACACCAGCGAAACAGATCAGCAAGTTCTTTGTTGGTAGTCATTAGCTTTTCCTTTTCCTTTCAATACGAAAGATTTCTTTTGTGTAGTCTGTCTTCTTAGCAAGTATGTTAAACCTATGCCTTGATCTTTTAAGATTGTCAAGGAATTTTTCAAAGTCAAAGGTGGTGTTCTCAAACGCCTCCAATAATGCTAGTTGAAAAGGTTTCCTATCTAAAACATTTATATCTAAAGTAGGATTAGTAGGACATCTCTGCACTCGCCTAATTTTAAGTAACGTATCTTTAATATGATCTCTATTAAAAGAATCATACTTTAACTTACCATCTTTAAACTCCCAAGTAACCTGAACATATTGAGATGACTTATTAAAGATGGCAATAAGAACACTGTTAGATACTAAGTTCTCTTTCTTATATTGCTTATACATATTGTATGCATGAGAAGTTTCTTCATTGTTAGCCCAGAAATCTACAAAGTTTGATAAGCTCCAATTTTTTTGATAAGTATTTAAACTTATCAGGTTTACTATTTCTGTACTACTATCTTCTAAGATATGAAAAGGTAATCCTAAAGATAACGCAGCTTCAGCACGATGTTGACCGTCTATTATAAATATATTTCCTTCTTCTCTTACTTGAACTATAATGGGTTGAAGATGTAGCAAATTATTCTTTTTAATATTTTCTTTTATCCTTATCACATGAGTATTATTAATATTTCTATTACGAAACTCATGTTTTAATTCATTATACAAACTATCATGAGGATATACTTTATAAATTGTAGCTGATACTTCTAGGTTTTCAAAAGGCGATGACATTTTACTTCTCCTAAAGTAAAGGACAGTTTACAGACATGTCCAGGTCATAAGGTTAAGCTACTAGACGATAGCGTGTGTACGTCTCACCCTCTGGTGTACGTGCTTTGATAGCGGCAATGATGTGTCCCATCTTACGCAAGCGAGAGATGGTAGCTGTCAAGTTCTCTGCCCATCCACGTTCGATAGCAGTCTTGCGCGTGACTCGATTACGCTTACGCAAGGCTCGTAGTACTTTACTTTCTGCTGACATTATTTAATCTCCTTAAATAAGTTATTCCATTCTTCATTTGTAATACCTGATTTAATAAACTCTCGATCAGGTGCCGAGACTTGAGGCATGGCATCTTGAATAAGCAAACCATTCTGCCATGCATCCAGTTGCTGGACAGATACATCTATATCTTTAGTGGTGATGTTACCTGTCACTAAACTTTTCTTTGTGATTAACATACTTCAAGTTCCTTCCACATCTTGTGG